CTTCCCAAGTAGGTCCAAGAGCAGTTGATGCAACCTGAGTTGAATAGCCAAAAATCTCAACAGGTTGATGGTACGAGATTAATCCACGACCAACTTGCAATTCGAATGGTTCATGTTTGCCATTTTTTGTAATCGAATCCAAGACTACGCCTGGTTGAGAAAAGGAAGCCATGATTATTTACCTTTCATTCGTGCAGCGGCTGCATTATCCACCAGATTGGGATATGGCCTACCAGCAGCCCTTGCACGGGCCTTGGCTGATTGTTGTTGCTTGTGGGTTAAGTGTTTTGTGTGATGATCTTTAGGGAGATGCTTTTCCCAGATTGGTTTATCTGTCATTAGCACTTAACTCCCCACTTCTTTAATGCCAAGTTTATTCGGCTATTAGGGTCGTGAGCAGTTTTGGCAGATGTAAGCTTTTCCTTCATCCCACACATTCTTGCCCTAAAGTTTTGATGTCTAGGGTTTGATTCATCTTTTGTAGGTGCTTGCAGATGATGGCCTTCAGCACGGGCGGATGCACGGCCCTTGGCATTTAGCCCACCTGATTCGCTTTTACCCTCTGATCTTTGCCACGCTGGTGACTTTGCCATCTTAACCTCACTGCCAAGCTTAACTTACTTTTGCCATCTGTTTGCAGAACTTAACTACATCCTCGTGGCTGAACTTGGATTTACATGCATTATACATGTAAATGACCATTTGCACATTATCTTTTGTGTATGGTTTTGAACTATCTATCCTATCCAACGAAGGGACCCAGGGGTTTCGGGCATGTTGAAATGCGCCTTTATTCCTTTTACCAAAATCAAACTTAATTCCAGTAACCTCGCATTTACCATTCAAAATCTTTTCAAGAATAAATTTTGAATCAAAGTCGGGTGCTGGCCAACCACGTTCAATGCTTTTCCATTTAACGCGATGAAAAATCTTAGATGCTGTAACGGAAGCAATCTCAGATGACGTAATGACTAACTCATAACAAGTCGTGCAAAAAAACCCATCCAATTTCTTGGATCGGATTAATTTATTAGCCTCTGCACCACATTCGCAGCACTGGGTAGGGCGAGTTTTGGTCAAGCTTCACCCACAAAAGAAAAGCGGGAGTTTCCTCCCGCCTTTTATAGACTAATGCTTAGTCGTTTTCAATGTCTTTGTGGCCCTTGGGGTGTGTACCCTTGTGGGCAGAAGAAAGAGGATGCATGTCTGCACCAACCTTACCACCAGACTTACGAGCCTTACGGCCAGCGTGATGCTTTGCAGCCTCACCGTGAACCGAACCGACGTGCTTAACATGACCTGAGTGGTGATGCATTACATGACCGCCGTGCTTACGCTTTGTACGGCCACCATGCTTACGCTCTTCAGCTTCCTTCACGACGTTCGAATCTTTACCTTCGTAAACGTCTTTAGGAGCCTTGTCCATTTCCCACTCTTTTGTACCAACCATTGGCCCGCCATCTTTCTTGTGGCCACGGTGGTGATGCGCTTTATGACCCTTCATAAGAGCCTCCTACTACGATGCGTTGTTGATGCCTTGGAGATAGGTCACAGTCAATGTACCCACACCAGAGCCAGTGTTTGCCGAAGTTACCTTAATCTGAACGTCTTGAGGACCGCCAGTTTGGAAGGTACTGTTTGATACGTTATCCCAGTTAGCAATTTGGGCAGCTGTGGAAGGCGTAATAGCCACCAAGCCAGCAGATGCCGCACTTACTGTGTTAGCAGAAAATGCTGTTGCAGCAGTCGTTCCAGCGGTTGCGCCGACGGAAAGAGTAGATGCCACACCTGTAAACGCAGTCGTCACCATCAAATTGATGGAAAGGATCTGTGATTGGGCAGGGATAACAATCGTAGTAGCACCACTTGCTTGTGTCACCACAGCAGTTTGTGCCATCACAACATAGCCACAGTTTGCAGTGCCGCTTGTTTCACCAAGACCAGCAAGGTTGCCCGTGCCATCTGAGTGAACTACGTTACCAGCCGTGATTGGGCCGTTAAACTGTGTACCAGGCCAAACGGATGAACCGTTCGCATTCGGGTAAAACCCACCATTAATATCGGACATTTTGTTTCTCCTTAGTTAGGAGTCTCTCCCCTTGCGAGGAGAGACATGCCGTTATTACGATGTTGGGAATGAGCCGTAAATGGCGCGCCAGTTGTAGTAGCCGAACGAGTAGCGTTCGTAACCTTTAACCAAGAGGTTATCAGTCACAAAATCAACTTGCATGTCGGTTTCGAACTTAATGCGTTCCATGTATGACAGACCATCAATGTTTGTCAGCAAGAACCATGCATAGGCTGAAGTCAAGAAGTCGTTCACCATGTATGATTCTGGAAGACCACCGCTGGTCATCATAATAGCATTCACATCGTTGTCAGCTGTACCTGGACGCAATTCTGTCTTTACGAGACGGATTGCAACTGGCTCCAACTGAGGAGGAACGATGAGTTTACGCGCACGGGCAAACACTTTCAAACCAGCTTGATCGCGGAAGTTTGTACGAATTGCAATCATTGCGTTAAGCAATGTAGCTTCGTTCAGATCAACCTGAGTTGAAGGAGTGTTAGCAACAGTACCACCGTCGATAGGATGGGATGTTGAGCAGAGAGCAACGCCGTCACCACCAATTGCAGAATTGTAGGTTGTTGCGGTGTTGAGGATGTTTGCGCCGTAAATTTCCTTGGTTTGCTGGAATGATTCGATCAAGCCAAGGTTTGAAGGAGCAAACTGTGTCTTATAGAGGTTATCGTCGATTGCCTTACGTGTAATCGCGTAGCCGAGAGCAATTTCTGTATGCTCTTGGTTGTAGACATAACGCTCACCTGCGCCGTTATCGAAAGATGTCTGTGCACCTTCAGTTTTTAACTGAGCAAGGCCGAGGTAACGCATTTCAGCGGTACGTTCGAGAGCCATTTTCGAATCGTGCTTAGTGAAGATTTTGTCGTACTGAGATGGAATCATCTCGTACTTGCCTTCAACGCCCCGAAGTCCAGGGAGGAGAAGGTCTTTAATGGAACTGAGATTGACAGCCATTGGTCCTTACTCCTTAGACGCCAGTGAAGTTGCGTGTAGCAACGTTGTTGAACGCCACAATCGCCCAATCATATGCTTGGCCATTGGCATAAGCGCCAGGGAAGCCAGCAACGAAAGGTTGATAAATGCCGACAACTTTGAACGGTGCGTTCACGTTGTACGTAGCTGTGTTGAGGGTTGTTGTATCGAGATAAGCGCCAGAAATACCGTTTGCAGCATTGCCTGTGCCAATTGCGAAACCAATGGTTGCGTTAATGTCAGTTGGGAAAGCAAGACCTGTGCTGTCCGTCTGAGCAATAAAGCGAGCATTTGGATCGTTGACGATATAACCAGTGACATAGTTGCCAGAAGCAACGTCGCTGCCAGGCCAATAGTTTGACCAAACAACACGCTTCTGAGAAACTGAAAGATACTGACAGCCAACGAAAATGCCACCGATGCCGAGAGCGGCAGGTGTTGCACCTGTTGAAGCTGATTGTGCGTAAGAACCGTCTGATTGTTGTGTTACTGGATCGCCGAAATAAATCGCGCCAGCATTATAGTCAATAACTACAGCAACTTGCTCGTATGTTGGAGCAGAACCGTTGCCACTGTATTGACGGAATCCGAAAGGCGCATTTGTATTTGCCATAACGGAGCCTCCTTATTACAGGAAAGTCCATCATCGCACACCGAGGCGACTTAGAACCAAGGAAGAGTTAAAACCTTCCACGCCGAGGGAAGGGAACCAGACAAGCTGTGTTCACCATTTGTTCTAATATAACTAAGCAATTATGTAAATAGGAATTTTTGCCTATTTATTTAATTTTTGTAAAAGTTGCAGGGGCATTAGCGGGAATTGACCGAATTACTACCCCAGCCAGGTCAAGAACCGCTTTGCGAAATTCGGGATTCTCGACATTATTCATACCAGATAATAATAAATATGTGGCATAAACCCGTTCAGCAACCGAATCATAAAAGCGCGGATGCCGCTGTTCCTCTACAGGTTCGAAGAAAAAATCGTCGTCCAGATCGTCATTAACTTCCGTGGACATCTTCTGGCTCCCGTCCTGTAGCGATCCAATCGTCGCTGACTGGATCGGGCATCTGAGGTTCTGGATTACGCGCAGGGTGACTTGGTGACCGACGCACATAACCCGAAGAAACTTGCCTATCAGCGTACTTCTGAAGTTTGTTTAAGTCATCCATAATATGCAGCATGGCAATTAATTCATCCGCCATATGAATTGATGCATTTTCTAAATTACCATATTTTTTTGTAAATTCGGCCACAAGGCCAGTAGCCAAGCTATTAACCATAATAAATCCCTCTGATAGAAAAGGGGGCTGATTTGCCCCCTTCTCAGTAGACCACAATTACTTGTCGGATGGAATAGGAATTGGTTCGTACCCATGAGAAATTTTTGGGCGAACCGAAGCGTGATCGCGACCAAATTGTCCATCTGGAGCGGAAGCAAGCTGGCTTTCCTTGGTACGGACCTGATTACGGGCATTGCGGTAATCAATAGCCCGCATTTCATCCGTAATTTCTTTAGGACGTTCCATAAGAACCATACCCTTACGCTCAATATGACCAGTTGCGCCAGGAGGCATCATTTCTGGGTGGCGAGATGCGGGTACAGGTTCCCATCCAGTGCGGCGAAGCGCAACAGTATAAGCAGGGTTTTCCTGCCCCAATACCTTCTGCGTCTTCCACTCATAGGACCAGCCATCTGGGACCATGTTCGGATCAAAATGAAACTCATCCTGACCTTCATCTAAATTGCCAAGGTGTCCACGTAATTCAGCGGCACGTTGGGCTGCACGGCTGCGTGGATCATCTGATTTAGCTGGCTCTGGACGCATTGCAGGGCGGCTAACAACTGGTGTTTCCGCTGCCTGTACTGCTTCGACTGTTTTCTTTTTTGTGCCGAAAGGACGGCCACGTTTTTTAGGTGCTGTTTCTGACATTACATTCTTCCTGCTTTTTGCAGAGCAATCTTATTCAGATAATACTCTTTTTCAGTTAATCCGCTGGCACGGGCCGCTTCTGCTTCCGCTTGCGTCAATGTGACGACATTTGGACGGCTGCCTGGGCCACCGCCTGTGCGAGAAACTGGTGCAGCCGCTGGAGACGAGCGGCGTTGTGTTGGTGCTGCTGCTGCTGACATAGCTGGTTCATTGGAACGATCTACATCGCGGTTATTAAACCCAAGTCGGCCTTCGATATAATCAAAATACTCACGAGTATCTGGAATAATACCATCATCAACCGCATCAGCGTGTGCGCGGAACATGCGATCAATTGTTTTTTGATTGCGCAAATTATCGCGGTTTTTATCCAACCAGGAAGCAGACGCTGGAGAAACCTGACTTATCAAGTTATCGACAGGATCTGCTGGTTGATATTGTGGCTGCTTTTCTTTGGGACGGCTTTCCATAGCCGCTTTGCCATTTTCAAGCTGCAATAGGCGAGAAGTATTCTCAGACATGCTGAGTTGAATTTCCGCAGCCTTATCGTAATCACCAACTGTCATGGCATCACGATAATTAGCTTTTAGAATTTCATTTTCACGCTTAACTGTCTCAATGACGTTGGTAACAAAGTGAAGGTTTGTATCTTCTGCTTCATTCTTTGCACGAACAGCCAATTCAGCGGCTTCTCTTGCACGTCGTTCAGCCTCTAAGCGAGCCTGTTTTTCTGCTTCTAAACGCCTAGAAAGTTCCTCGATACCATCATTTGGTTCAATTTCTTCTTTCTTTTTGCTTTTAGGTTCTTCTTGGACAACAACCTCTGGTTCTACCGCAGGGGTTTCGTCTTCTAGTACCTTGACTTCAAAGTCATCATCTTTTTCTGACATTTTATACCTCACCAAACGCGATCTGGGTGATCAACACGACCCTTAACAGTAATATCGTCCAGCATACGGCATAGAACGCCATTTACTGTAATACTCCAGCCATCTGAGGGACGGTGAACAAGCCAATCGCCTAATTCGTAATTGATACCATTGAACCATTCGCCATCCGTATCAACGCAAGCGCTTGGTCCTTTCTTAACGAGCAAGCCAACTTTGGCCTGATAACGGTCTTCATCTGTTGTTTTGTCAGTTAAATAAATACCGCTTTTTGTTTTTTGAGGACGGATATAAACCGCCACCAAAAGTTGGTTTTGGAATACTTCAACATTTGAAATATCGCCAAGTTCTTCTAACAACTTCTTACGAGGATCATCCTCGTGTTCCATAGTCATAAAAGGCATACTTTTCCCCTCTGTTTTTAACCAAGTTTTTGGTTAACTTCCTTCTCAGCTTCGTCGCACAATTCTAGTGCATCCCGAAGACCGAGAATGAAACCTGCATTGAATTGATAAGTTGGAAAATCGAAAACGCTATGACCTGTGACAAGGTTTTCTTTGCGTTGTTCTATCTCTCTCTCAATCATCTTCTTTAGTTCAACAATATAATATTCGTGTCTTGGTAACATTAACCGCTCCCCTCAGCAGTTCCCTCTATTATTTGGTGGGACGGGATATTAAAGAGGGGTTAATACCCCGCCCCTTTAACCACTCTACCGAAGAGTGATTAACCCTTAATTGCTTTCGGAGGCTTAAGTCCGTAAGCTTTTTCTTTCTCTAAACGACCCTCACCCGAACCAGCACCGAACTTCATCTTTGGATAAGTACGGCCACCCGATTTGCGAGGCATTGCGCCACCTGCTGGAGATGCTTGCATTGGCATAGGCATAGGCATTGGCAT